ATCAACCGACTTGGCATACACTGGGTAATCGCCCACAATGCTTTCCTCTACCCGAATCTTAAAGAGCTTGGAAGGTATAGGCTTTTTTCTTATATCATCGATATAAACCCGTAAACATTTTGAGCATTCCAAGGGCTGTCCACGATCATACTTCCGCCACCCTCTATTCTCTTTTAATTCATCTTTTAGATATTGCCCCTTAACTCTGATTTTATACGAGTCTTTGTTGAGATATTTTCTCATTAGGCGTACAAGCTCCCGCCCTTCTTGGTCATTAGGTATTTCGCTAAATGTATAGTTAAGCATTATTCTATCTCCTCTGAATAAATCCCACGCTTGCAGTTATTACAAGTAGTTCCACGTTCACCATAGCCGTGACAATCTCCGCACCTAGCTTCATCTAAATCAGACCCCGTTTCCTCCTCAAAAGCATTTACTATTTCATTAACTCTTGAGTTCGGCTGATCGTCAGGATCAGACCCGCATTTTTCGCAAGGTTCTACATCGCTTATGTGGTGTATGTAATCAAGATCGCATTCACAGTCCCAATAATGGGCATCGGTTACTACGCCCCCAATATTTTCATATTTAGTCATCATCGTTCCCCTTATAGTATAAAAACCAGTATGCCAAGCGCCAACCCCGCCATAGCCCCGCCCAGAATATCAAGAGCGATTTCCCTAAATTTGCTAGGCTTTTTTTCCCATGCGTACAGTCTATCTGGGTCGTGCAGGTGTTTAAAATCTCTCATGTTTAACCCTTTTGTTTGATGTCAGACAATCCAACACCTTATAGTAAATCGTTTATATTTATTGAAATAAAGTTAAGGTAGCTTCCACACAGTCGCAACCAATACGTCCCAATACATCATTTTTATTTGTAAACTCAGTAAATACCTCAAAAGATAAACAACGGTTACCCGTAGGTAGCGAGTCTATAAACGCATTTAAAGCCTTCTCATCACTATCAGATAAACCGCTCGTATCGCCGTACTCAATAGCGCATATCATGTGAGCGGGTATTGTATAATTATATTCAGCTTTTGGGCTTTGGTTTTTTGTCGTTTTCATTGTTAAGTCCTTGTTTTTGTTTTATAATTAAGCTTCTGCCATTTCGTTATATGCTGACATAGTGAGTTCGTGCAATGTCGCATAGGCTAGTTTAGTTGCATGATCGCCAAAGCTGTCGAACTTTTCGTATCCGAAATCGTCTAGCCATTGCTCCCCGTCATCTGTGTTGCATTCAGCACATAACTTAATAGCTTTATAGGTATAAATAACCCACTCATGCCCATCTATTGTTTGCCAGATATACTCCTCCGCATCTGTCCCATGATCCTTCTGCTCTTTGACTGCATCACAAGCGATTGAGTTTGCTTCCTCTTTTAAAAGATAATCGTTTATTTTGAATTCGTTCATGTTATGCCCCTTTAGATTGCCCCCTTAACGGGGGCTATTGGTTTATTGTGATATTACTTTTACGACCGACGAACGATCGATATACTGAATGCCAATGTTAGGTATATTTAATTCGCTGACAGCAATAATACCTATTATGGGTAATGAACCCGTTACATCTACGACCTTCCACTTTTCAGCGTCCGACTCTGTGTTAAGCGTGACGATATCATTTTTATTAATTTTCATTTTATGCCCCTTTAAAAATGCCCCTATTTCTAAGGGCGATTGGTTATAGGTATTTAGCTATCTCTGTTTGAATTTCTTTTATTGCCTTTTTGCTCATTGCCGACCTAAGCATTGATTGCAAATACTTTACAGCGTATTCCTTGTTGCCTGTTGCTGTTACTACTTTTTCCACTGTGCTGAAATGTTTTATGTGTTGCTTTTGCATTTTTATATTCCCCTTTGTTAATGTAATTATTTACATTGATTTGATTATCGACACCTAAAAAATAAAATCAAGTATTTTTTTATTTATTTGTACTGATCTTTTATACAGTAGTTTTAATTTTTGTTTGGAGCTTAGATAGTCGGTTGAATTTTGGTTGTGATTTGATTTGGTGATTGGGCTCTATGGGTGCATCCCTCGTGTACACATTCCAATTTTTTACGCATGACAAGCACAAGCGGGCAGATTCGGGCAGATTTTACGCGATCCGAGCGATTCCTGGGTGGGTCTATTTACCCGCGCGGGGGCGGGCGTACGCGCGCGCAATTATATATAGTTCCCCCCCAAATTTGCAGCAGGCAAAATTAAAAAAAGCTGTAAAAAATATCATCTCTGTAACGCAGCATACATAGGCGTTGTAACAATAATTGCTTAATCCTAAAAAAGAGAGTTAAATATGCAATAATTTATCTTATATTCTATATACGGCAATGTGATGAGTGACACTAAAGATACACCTGTAAAGCGTAAGCGTGGTAGACCAAGGAAGTCTGAGATAACACCTGTGAAGAGAAACAAGGTGGGCAGACCCAAGGGCGAACACTCCGCTATGATAGAAATGAAACAAAGGTTTCTAGCCAGGAGAGACACAGAGAGCGTAATAAACTCTATCTTTAGAGCAGCCGTAGACGATGACCATAAGAATCAATCAGCAGCATGGAAGTTGATTGTGGATAGAATCTTACCTCAAGGGTCATTTGAGAAAGATAAGCTAGGCGGTAAGCCTATGGTAAACATTACTATCTCTGGTGTTGGAGACACAGCCTCTATTACGGATGAGCCTGTTAATATCATAGAAGGAGATGTCGATGAGCTTGATTGACACCCTTGTGAGACACGAAGGACTCAAACACAAACCTTATGAAGATACTACGGGTCATATGACTATAGGCGTAGGACGCAATCTAAGCTCCGTAGGGCTATCTGACGATGAGGTGTACTATCTCCTCAAGAATGACATAAGACGCTGTGAGCAGGAGCTAGAGAACTCTCAGAGGTGGTATAAGGATTTAGACAGGGTTAGACAGGAAGCGATGATTAATTTATGTTTTAATCTTGGTATTACGAGATTAAGAAAGTTTAAGAATGCCTTGAGAGCGATGGAGGTAAAAGACTACGAGGATGCTGCAGATGAGTTCTTGGATTCGCTGTGGGCAAGACAAGTAGGGAAAAGAGCGTTTGAAGTCACTTACATGATACGAACAGGAGCATATTATGCCAATGGTTAGAGGAAAGAAATACCCATACACTACTGCGGGAAAGGCTGCTGCTAAGAAAGCAAAGATGTCGCCTGCGAAAAAGAAACCAATGAAATCATCTAGGCGCAAGTAATGGCGTACACAAAGCCAGGTCTTCGAGAAAGACTGAAGAACAAGGTGATGGCATCATCTAAGGGCGGTAAGCCTGGGCAGTGGTCTGCGCGTAAAGCGCAGATGCTTGCTCAAGAGTACAAGTCTGCGGGTGGTGGTTATTCAGGATCTAAGTCTAAACCTCAAAAATCTTTGTCAAAGTGGACTAAAGAGGAGTGGGGTACTAAATCAGGCAAGCCGTCTACCCAAGGCAAGAAAGCTACAGGGGAAAGGTATCTGCCAAAGAAAGCGCGTCAGTCTTTATCTAAGGCTGAATACGCTGCCACATCAAGAAAGAAAAGAGAAGATACAAAGAAAGGAAAGCAATTTTCTAAACAACCCAAAGCTATAGCCAAGAAAACTTCAAGAAAAAGATGAACTTAAACATATCCTTATTGGATTGGCAGAAGAAAGTCTGGAACAATACGACTCGCTTTAAGGTTGTTTCTGCGGGGCGTAGGACAGGTAAGTCGCGCCTTGCAGCCTATCTTCTGTTAGTCAACGCATTAAAGTCTGATAGAGGGCAAGTCTTCTACGTTGCGCCTACTCAGGGTCAGGCTAGAGACATCATGTGGAATCTGCTTATGGAAGTAGGTAGACCTGTGATTGAAAGCTCCCATGTCAATAATATGCAGATCAAGCTAGTTAACGGAACAACTATTAGCTTGAAAGGAGCAGATAGACCTGAGACTATGAGGGGTGTAAGTCTGAAGTTTTTAGTTCTTGATGAATATGCGGACATGAAACCAGATGTATGGGAACTCATACTAAGACCTGCATTAACAGACCTAAAAGGTGAGTGCTTATTTATTGGGACACCTATGGGTAGAAATCATTTTTATGA